AATGCTCTTATCACAAGGTAGCATGTCAATAAAGACGGTTGTTAAAAACATTGACGACTTTTTATTGAGACCCCTTGGGCTTGCGTATTTTCAGTGGAATATGCAGTACAACGAAGACAGCCCCGACATCATTGGTGACCTCAGCATTAAGCCCCGTGGTACCGCCGCTGTCATGCAAAAAGAAGTGCGGTCACAGAGGCTCACAACACTTCTTCAAACAGTTGCCAACCCAATGCTTGCTCCCTTTATTAAACTACCAAACTTAATGAAGGAGCTAGCTATTTCACAAGATATTGACCCAGAAGAACTGGTTAATGATCTTGATGAGGCACAACTCTACGCAAAGGTACTACAAGGACTCGCAAATGCTCAACAAGGAACAGGCCCAGAAGGTGGGCCCGCTGGTCAACCACCCGCAGGCATGGGAGGCTCTGACCAATTATCTGGCGGACCTCCACCAGTTGACGCTTCGGGGTCTGGTGACGGCACAATCGGAACGGGAAATGTTCCAGTTGCAGGGGAAGATGGTTTTACTGGAAGCCCTCCTGAACCTCAAATCTAATCATCAAAACGTGGTTAACACGGAGAAATAATAAAAATGGCAAACTTTAACACCGGGGGAGGTTCCGCAGGAGATTTTGATGATTCCTACAACGAATTCATGGGATATGATGTTGGTGGTGGGGGCGGTTCTGCGGATGATTTTGTAGGTGTAAGTTTTGCAGATCAACAAGACGCTCAAATGGACCAGTTGGACAAAGTTAGTGACGTCTTCAAACAAATGGATAAGCTTTTAGATACAGGAACTAATTTTAATCGGCCTTTTACTGTATTAAGTTCTGAAAATGAAATGAGGGCGTTTGATCGTAGAGGTGGTCGGTATGGGGCAGATGATACGGCGTTTTTTGCAGGAGCCATAGGGCGACCTGACCTTGCTTTTCAAATCACACCACCGGATCAGGATAACTCGATTTCTGGAAGTATTGGGCGTGGAATTTCTAATGCGATTAACACAGTCAAAGAACGTTTTGGCACATCTCTTAGTAGGGACTACGCAATTCTTCCGTCTGAAGAATACATCGGAAAAATTACAGAAGACTACGGGGCTACTGATTTTATTGGAAATGTCGTTGGCACCGTGACTCCGGGCGGAGCAAGAGTAGATCGATATCAGTCTAAAGAATTAACTAAAACTGGGCGCGGCACCATGCAGTTTGGAGAAGCAAAAGCTTTTTATGGTTCGATTGATTCGCGCTACGCACTCACTCCTGAAAAAGAACAAGAAATGTTTGCCGAACAACGTCGGGCGGCAGAAGAAAGAAGAAAATACGGAGATGATCAACCCCCAAAACCCATCTCCACAGTAGCTGGTGTAACTGGCACTGTGCCGCGACCGCGCTCTGCAATTTTGGGCGGTCTACTGGGTGATTTAACAGATCCTATGTATAACATAGCCGCACCATATGTCGGTGATGCCGTAGACGCTGTTAATCCGTTTAGTTACTTTGGCGGCGATAGTGTTACAAGCGCATTTGGTTTTGTAAGTGGTGGGCCTGTACAAAAAGCGCAGATGGGTGGCGTTCAAGAAAATATTGAAGGCCCTGTTGGGTTTGTAGGTGGTCCCCCCGAACAAATGACAGAGGCGGAAACTGTTGCCGACGATGTTCCAGTTGAAGTCGCAGAGGGTAGTTATGTACTAAACGCGGCGGCTGTTGAATACATGGGCAGTGCTGATGTTAAAAAAATGATTCTTAGTGCTCTACAAGAACTAAAAGCACAGGGCGTTGACAGGGCACAGAACATCGATACAATAGAATTAGATACGCAAGTTTCTTTACTGGTTTCTAAAGGCGAAGTTTTAATACCACCAGCAGTCGCACAAGTCATTGGATATGATCGTTTAGAAAAAATAAATAAACGCGGCCTAAAAGAAACAGAGAAACGTGTTCAAGAAAACGGTCAAAGTCCAGAAGCTGAAGCATTAGATCAACAGCCTGCCAATCCTGCGGAAGGATTGAGCATGTCTGAAGGTGGTTTTACTGGCGTAGTGGACACAGTTGCTTCATTTGGCGCGGGAATCGTCGGTTTAGGTGATGCGTATGATATCAAACAAGAAGCTGGTAAATACGCAAAGCAAGCCGCTAAACGAGAAAACACAAACGCTTTAGAAAATAAATTTGATGCCATTCGCCACATCGGTGGGACGATGGCACTCTACAATAAATACCCCGAAATTGTAGCAAGTAGTTTACTCACAGTAAATGAGTTTTTAGGCGAAGGCGGAGCGTCTCAAAAAATGGATGAGACAAACAACGTCGTTGCACTAGAAGTGTACAGAAATATTCCTTTAGACAAGCGTTCTAAAATGTCAACTCTAGATTTTATGAAGTATGCAGAGACGTTTGTTGATCAGTACGAGCAAGCTGTAGAAACAGGTAAAGACGTACCCAAAAAATTTCGACCTGTATTAAGCTCACAGCCTCAAAAGAAACGTACAAAGAAAAAGGTACAACTTTATATTATAGGTCCGGAAGGAACATGGATACCTAACCCTAAACATCCGGACAATAAATCCTAGATTTAAACGGCTACCCTGCAATCCCGCAGGCCCCGAAACCTACGGCTACCCTCATGCCATGAGGCCCCGTGAGATAGGAGACTAAAAATGGCAAAACCAAAAGGGCATCGCGCAAACAAAGCAAACGATTCTTTCGGCACGATCAATAACGATCAACTCTATAAAGGAAAATACCGAGAGGAAGTTTACAAAGATGATGACGACGAAGTAGTAGAAGCGACGGACCCCTCACAAGAAGAAGAGGCTACTCCTGAAACAAATGAATCTACTTCATTTGCAGAACCTGCAAAAGGATCAAATACCGATTATAAAAAACGGTACGATGATCTTAAACGACACTATGATTCTAAACTTGAGGAATGGAAACAAGAGAGAGAAGAAATTACTAATGCACAACAGATAGGAGCTAAAGAAGGCGTTCCAATGAGTGACCTTCCAAAAACTCCCGAAGAACTCTCTGAGTTCAAAGAAAAATATCCGGATGTGTATCATGTTGTTGAAACAATCTCGACCATTCAAGCAGAGAATCGGCTAAAAGAACTGAAATCAGAGGTAGAAGATCTAAAAAACCGTGAGCAAAAAGCTCAATCACAGGCGGCGTACCAAGAACTTCTAAATTTACATCCTGATTTTCCAGAGCTTAAAGGTAGCCCGGAATTTATATCGTGGTTGGATGAACAGCCCGATAGTATAGCCGATGGTATATACAAAAATAATTCCGACGTTCGATGGGCAAGTAGAGTTCTTGATTTATATAAAGCTGACACAGGTGTTACAAAAAAACGTCAAAAAAAGAGCGATGCTGATGCGGCCTTAGCAGTAAGCAAAGCCACAGCAAAAGACGTGGTTAAGGAAGCTTCCCCTGACAAAAAAGTATGGAAAGCGTCCGAAATCGGTCGAATGAAACCGTGGCAATTCGAGAAGCTAGAAGCTGAACTCGATGCCGCACGTGCTGAAGGCCGAATAGACTACACAACTTAATAACCTAACTATCTCATAAGGAAGGGTAATAACATGGCTTTTAATAGCGCATCAGGTTATAACAACCTGCCTTCAGGAAACTTTACTCCTGAGATTTTTTCTCAGAAAGTCCTGAAGTTTTTCCGTCGTGCGTCGGTAGTCGAAGATATCACCAACACTGATTATGCTGGTGAAATTGAAAACTTCGGTGACACCGTTCGCATTATTAAAGAACCTACGATCACTGTAGCGTCTTACTCACGTGGTGCTGTGGTAAACCCACAAGACCTCGCTGACGATCAGATCACAATGGTCGTTGACCAAGCGAATGCTTTCGCGTTCAAGATTGACGACATTGAAGAACGTCACTCGCACGTCAATTTTGAGGCGTTGGCTACATCTTCTGGTGCATTCTCGTTGAAGCGTAAGTACGATGCTACTGTACTACAAGCTATGGTTGATGGGGCTGGTATTGCTGGCTCGCTATCGACAGGATCAACAGCACCGTCTGCATTGACCACTACAGATGCTACTAACCTTGGAACAACAAATGCTCCAATCAACGTTGCAGGTAGCAGTGGTGACGCGGCAGTTAATCTTATGCTTGCTATGGCTCGTGTACTGGATGATCAGTCAATTCCAGAAGAGAACCGCTGGTTTGTAGCTCCGCCTTCATTCTACGAGAATCTGTTTAGCGCTGGTGCTAAGTTTGCAGAAGTACAGGTAACTGGCGACGCAACATCACCACTTCGTAACGGTCTCGTTATGCAGGGTAACATTGCTGGTTTCAACTGCTATAAAACAACTGCACTTAACTCGACAGGCGGCACAGATCAAATCGTATTGACTGATGCTACAGGCACACTGGCTACAAATGGCACTGAAAACGTCGTTCTTGCTGGGCATATGTCCTCAACTTCTACGGCTTCACACATTGCGAAGACAGAAGTAGTCCGTTCAACTGAAACATTTAGCGACATCGTTCGTGGCTTACACGTATTTGGCCGTAAGGTCTTGCGTCCAGAGGCTATGGTTCGTGCCGTTATTGATTACGCATAAAGGAGACTAAACAATGGCTACATATACTGTTACTGGTGCCGTTGCGGGCGTCCCCCTCGGCATTAAACCTCAAATCGTTGAGGTGGTGCTCGATTTCTCGAGTACAAACTTAACTACTTCTGACTCAGTCGAAGTAATTGAGATGAAGGCTAATACACTTGTTCTTGGAGCAGGTGTAGAAATTCTAACAGCGACATCCAACTCTGGTTGTGTTATCGACTTAGGGGATGACTCTGACGATGATTTGTATGTTTCTGCTCTAGATGCCACAGGCACAAACCACGAGAGTAATTCGGCAGATGGAACAAGAAAATTGTACACCTCTGCTGATACTATCGATATGATTGTTAACTCAGCAACGTTCGATGGTAAATGTCGTGTGTATGCGATAATTGCAGAACTCGGCACTGCCGAGACTGCGGCATCGTTTGCCTAAATATGTCAGGGGCCTCCGGGCCCCTTGACTCTTTTTATTCTATCAGCTAAACTCAAGACAGGCCCTCCGGGGGTATACCTACATGAAACCAATGGGATACACAGAAAGATTTGCAAAAGCCCGTGCTATGATGGCAAAAGGGGGCAAAGCTAAAAAGAAAGGTAACAAGATATGTCCTGCGGGTATTGCGTGGGCAAAACGTACCTTTGATAAATACCCTAGTGCGTACGCTAATCTTGCCGCATCAAAGTACTGCAAAGATCCTAACTACGCAAAGAAGTCTAAAGGCAAAAAGTAATGGGTGAACTTAAAAAGTGGGTCAAACAAGATTGGGTACGTATTGGCACAGACGGTAAGATTAAAGGTAAGTGCGGTACATCTAAGAACAAAAAGAACCCTGACCGTTGTTTGCCACGAAGTAAAGCTCAGAGCTTAAGCCAAAAAGATCGTGCCGCAACTGCACGTAAAAAGAAAGCAGGCGGAGCAAAAGGCAAACAATTTGTTGCCAACACCAAAAGAGCAAAGGTGAGATCTGGTGGCAGAAAAAAGTAAACGCTCAAAAAAACAAGTAAATTTATCTGTTGGCCGTGGAGAGAAACGACCAGCTAGTAAAGGTGCAGGTTTAACTGCAAAAGGAAGAGCAAAATACAACCGAGAAACAGGCTCTAATTTAAAAGCTCCTGTAACTGGTAAAGTAAAACCCGGAAGTAAAGCGGCAAAGAGACGTAAAAGTTTTTGCGCTAGATCGAAGGGATGGACAGGTGAACGCGGTAAGGCCGCTCGTCGTAGGTGGAAGTGCTAATGGTCTGCAAGTGTAACAATAATTACAGTAACATGAAATACGACATAAACTCTTTTGAAGATCAACTAATTGATCACGAGGGTCTTGAGCTAAAGCCTTACCACTGTACAGCAGACAAGCTAACCATTGGCGTGGGCCGTAACATTCAGGACCGGGGCATCACAGAAGATGAAGCCCGGTATTTACTTAAGAACGACATTAAGATTGTAGAAGATGAACTTCTTACGAGACAACCCGTGGTTGCTGGACTTGATTCTGTTCGTCAGCGTGTGCTTGTTGACATGGGCTTCAATCTCGGACTTCCAATTTTGATGAAGTTTCAAAACATGTGGGCCGCGATTGAGGACGAGGACTACCATGAGGCCGCACGGCAGATGATGGATTCCCGGTGGGCATCTCAGGTAGGCCGACGTGCCGAGCGTTTAGCTCAAGCAATGTCATCAGGTGAGTGGGTTTGAGCACATTAAAGTACATAACAAAAGGGCTTGAGGTTGCAGACACATCATTATCAGCCGCAAAGTCCAGCAACACAGGTTTATTATACCAGTGCCCGACAAACTTTACCGGTAAGGTAGTTTTCTTGCATATCTCAAGTGGTGCGGCTACCGCCAAAAAAATTAGCGTAAACTTCAACGATTCATCCGCAAGCTCGGATCATCTTTTACTCGATGAGCATAGTGTTGCGGCTAACACGGAGCACGACCTTGTTTCCGGGGGGTCTGCTCTGTATTTAGATCCCGGTGATGCCTTACACTGTTTTAAAGAATCAGGTGGCGATTTTCATGTAACAATTTCTGTAGAAGAAATATACACACCGGGAATATAATAGGAGAATACAATGAGTAAATCCAATTACCTTGAGAACAAGATTCTAGATCACGCTCTTGGTACAACTGCGTTTACACAGCCTACCAATCAATATCTTGCTTTGCATACTGCTGATCCTACAGATGCTGGCACTGCTAGCACTGAATTGTCTAATGCATCAGAAGCAAACAGGACAGGGTATTCTAGAGCCACTATTGATTTTAATGCCGCCTCTGGTGGGACTGCGACGGGGCCAGATGGCAGTAACACAATAGAGTTTACAAACTCCCACGCTAGCTCGTCGTGGACACAAGTCACGCACTTTGGTATATGGGACGCATCTTCTTCTGGTAATTTGCTGTACCACGGTGCACTGACTACGGCTAAGACAATTGCGGCAGGTGATACACTACGTTTCACTGCTGGTTCTATCTCTATATCTGAGGCTTAATTAATGGCTCTCGCAGTTGCTGATCGTGTAAAAGAATCCACGACAACAACAGGAACTGGTACAGTTAATCTTGCAGGTGCGGAAACTGGGTTCCAGACGTTTGTTGCGGGCATAGGTAATTCAAATACTACCTACTATGCAATCGTGGACGGAAATACTGGCGACTTTGAAGTTGGCATCGGTACAGTTACTGATGCATCTCCTGATACTCTTTCTCGCGATACAATCCTACAATCGTCAAACAGTGACAGTGCGGTCAACTTTGGCTCTGGCACTAAGTCTGTGTTCTGTACGCAACCCGCTGATAAGGCGGTGTTTACAAATGAAAATGGTAACATTGACTTCACAGGTAATTTGCATTTTGATGATAGCACCGGCACCGATAACAACCGCATTAAAATGGGAACCGGAAATGATCTTCAGATTTTTCATAATGGCACAAATGCAAAAATAAACAATGCATCTGGCGCTCTTCAAATCGCCAATACCCAAGACAACACTGATGTAACAATTTCAACCGATGATGGCTCTGGCGGAACTGCAAATTACTTCAGAGCCGATGGTAGTAATGGTGAAGCTGTTTTGTATCATTACGGTACAGAAAAACTTGCCACCAAATCTACCGGGGTCGATGTCGTAGGAAATATAACAGTTTCTGGCACAGTCGATGGACGCGATCTTGCCACGGATGGTACAAAGTTAGATGGCATAGAAGCTTCTGCGGATGTAACAGATACTACAAATGTAACTGCGGCGGGTGCCTTAATGGACTCTGAGGTAACTAACCTCGCCCAAGTAAAAGCTTTCGATTCCTCCGATTACGCTACCGCCGCCCAAGGAACCACAGCGGATAACGCACTGCCCAAGGCAGGCGGAACAATGACAGGTAATCTCAGCCTGTCTGGGACTAATACTAGAATTAACATGCCTGACAATCATGTTATTAACCGCAGATTTGAGTTAGACGCGGTGGATGCTAGCGGAGTCGGTTACGTTCTTTTGTGCCGTAATGCCGCGAGTAATGATGTTAATGGCAGAATTACGATGGACAGGACAAGTGGTCTGCGCCATGCCTGTCAAGTTGATATTATTGTTAGTTCTGGCTCTAGCACTAACCCAATTGGCTCTTTAAAAGCGCATGGTGTTACGGTTAATGCTGGTAGTTCTCCTAACGGCCCAAGTTATGAATTGGTAACCGTTACGTATGACTCTGATTCTAATAGTTATGTTGCGTTAAAAATAACGAATCCAGATAATTACTACGAAACTTCTGGTGCATTTTTTACGGGTAGACTTGTAAATAGTGGGTCAAATACTCTTCTTGCAGTTCTCCCCTCTGGAATATCTAACGAAGCACAGCTTGCCGATGCTAATGCAAAGCACACTTTCCAAGGCGACTTAGACATACTAGACAATATTGTCATAGCGGGAACAGTTGATGGTCGTGACATAGCCACTGACGGCACTAAGTTAGATGGCATCGAGTCTAACGCAACAGCAGATCAGACAGCCGCAGAAATTAGAACACTAGTAGAGTCGGCCTCAGATTCAAATGTATTTACGGATGCAGATCATACTAAACTAAACGGCATAGCCTCATCTGCTACAGCCAACCCAAATGCTTTAGACAATATATCTGAAGACACTACACCACAACTTGGTGGGAACTTAGATGTTAACGGGAATCAAATACAATTAGACCAAACTAGTGGCGTTGCAATTAAAACTGTTGGTGATCTTTCTAGTGCTGACTTAACTCTTTTACAAGCAAGTCACAATAATAGTGGACAGTACGGATTCAACATCAACTACATGGGTTCGCGTAGTGGTAATGCAAATTCATTCGCACTTGAAATGCACAATCAAAACGGTACGAATGTAGAAGCAATTACAGTTTATCAAGATGGTAAGGTTGGTATCAACAACACAGCACCAACTGCTCCACTGGATGTTACAGGTAATATTGTTGTATCCGGAACAGTAGACGGACGCGATCTTGCAACTGATGGTACAAAGTTAGACGGCGTAGCCTCATCCGCTACAGCCAACCCCAACGCTATAGATAACGTCGTTGAGGACACCTCGCCACAGCTAGGTGGGGACTTAGACTTAAACAGCAATGACATTACCGGAACCGGCAACATAAACATCACCGGGACATTGCAAACAAGCAGTAACGCAATCATTGGTGGAGACTTAACAGTCAGTGGCACCACTACTACCGTTAACACAGAAACAATTAATCTTGCTGATAATAATATTGTTCTCAATAGTAATCTAAGCTCGTCTACAGCACCGTCTGAAAATTGTGGCATTACCATCAATCGCGGAAGTTCTACTGATAAAGTCTTTCAGTGGAATGAATCAAGCGATTATTGGGAAGCTGATGCCATACTAGAGATAGAGACTGATACTGGGTCTGTGCAAATAGGTTCTGTAAATAGCTCTTACATGCACTTTTATACTGACAGGGGCAGATATTATTTTAATAAAGAGCTTGTTGTTGATGAAGGTATAATAAATTCTTACAACGAGGATTTACAATTAGGCCGTGCTTTTTCTTCAACTGCACGTATGCGTCTCACAGACGGCACAACTCACAGTGACCAAGCCTTTGATGTAACAGGCAACATCACTGTCTCTGGCACAGTCGATGGTCGAGACCTCGCAACTGACGGCACAAAACTTGACGGCATAGAAGCCTCCGCAGATGTAACTGATACAGCCAACGTGACATCTGCTGGCGCATTGATGGATTCAGAGGTTACAAATCTCGCGCAAGTAAAAGCTTTCGATTCTTCTGACTATGCTACAGCGGCCCAAGGAACAACGGCTGATGCGGCACTGCCTAAAGCTGGCGGCACGATGACCGGCAATATTGTGCTTGGTGATAACGTTACAACCCAGTTTGGTGCTGGTACTGATTTAGTTATTAAACACAACGGCACTCATTCGCAAATAAATAATAACACTGGCTCTCTTCAACTTAACCAGTTTGCAAACGATCAAGATGTAGTCATCAACAGCGACGATGGTTCTGGCAGTACAGCAAATTACTTCAGAGCAGATGGTTCTACTGGTGACGCAATTCTTTATCACTACGGCTCTGAAAAGATAAAGACTCAATCTGGTGGTGTAGACGTAACAGGTAACATCACGGTTTCTGGTACAGTAGACGGTCGAGACCTTGCGACTGATGGTACTAAGTTAGATGGCATCGAGGCTTCCGCTGATGTAACAGATGCCACAAATGTAGCCGCCGCTGGTGCATTGATGGACTCCGAAGTCACCAACCTCGCACAAGTAAAGTCGTTTGACTCTTCGGACTACGCTACTGCCGCACAGGGTACAACCGCAGATGCGGCCTTACCCAAAGCCGGTGGCACCATGACGGGTAATATTTCTTTTGAAGGAGCAACTGCTGATGCCCATGAAACAACATTAGCAGTCACTGATCCTACAGCCGACAGAACGATCACACTCCCGGATGCTACAGGTACAGTTATATTAAATACTAATTTAAACTTCCCATTTTTTAAAGCAGACGGTAGCTCTGACACAATCGCGCTAACAGCGGATAACAAATTACCTTTTACTAAATCGGATGGAAGTGCTAGCAATATAGCGTTAACAACATAGGATAAAGAATGGCTACATTAGTCAAATCAATTTTAACAGGCAGTGACGTAACTAGTCTTGGTGAGCTTACCTCTAGTGACACTGTAGATCCAGTACGTGGTGCTACGCTGACAGACACAAGCAACAGCGGGAGCGTTACACTAGATTTTAGCGCATCTCAAAATTTTGTATTGACTCTTACCGGCAACGTCACATTAGCCAATCCTTCAACTGAGGCGGTAGGACAATCCGGGTTTATCGTACTTATTCAAGACAGCACAGGCGGTAGGACTCTTTCGCTTGGCACCGACTACGAGACAGCCGCAGGTGGAGGCATAACACTGTCTACAGCGGCTAGTGCTACAGACATTGTCCCATATGTTGTTGCGGCCTCAAATCGAATACTACTTGGCGCACCGCAGTTGGCATTTAGCTAATGAGTATTGTCGGTTCAGAACAATGGATGTATAACTCTAGCACAGGCTTTTATCCGTTTGATATAGATCAGTCGTGTCGATTTAATGACGCTTCTAATGATTTTTTAAGCAGAACCTTTGAAGCGGGAAATCAGAAAACTTTTACATACAGTTGCTGGGTAAAATTATCTGCTCTTAGTACTTCAAGAACTTTGCTTGCTCAACACACTTCTGGAAGTAACACGTTTGTTTTTAGATTTGATGGAAGCAATAATCTTCAGGTAGAAAACTTTGTCAGCAGTTATCAGCTACACCTAGTAACCGATGCAGAGTTTAGAGATATTGGTGCTTGGTATAATGTTGTTTTAAGAATTGACACAACGCAATCAACGGACACGGATCGTGCCAGACTTTATGTAAACGGTACTGAACAAACATCTTTTTCATCTTCTGTGTACCCTAGTCAAAATGCTGACTTAAAAGTAAATGCGGCGGCATCTCATATAATTGGAGCAAGATCCTCTGGCAGTTTTAATTTTGATGGATACTTAGCAGATGTTAACTTTATCGATGGGTTATCTCTTGCACCAACGTCTTTTGGCGAATTGAAAGAAGACATATGGGTTCCCATAGATACAAGCGATCTAAATTTTGCGTCGGGAGCAAATAGTTTCAGACTGCAATTTCAAGACAGTTCATCGCTTGGAGATGATACAGGTGGACAGACTCACGACTTTTCTGTGACGGGGCTTACGTCAGCAGATCAAATGTCAGATTCACCAACAAATAATCATCCCGTACTTGGGGCGCAACCAATTGTAACTCACACTCTGTCAGATGGTAATTTAAAAAGCACAAACAGTAGTGGGACGCACGGTGGAACCACAGCGACTTTTAACTATCCAACATCGGGTAAGTGGTATCACGAGGTCACAATCAACGCTGAAGATAGTAGTGGCGGCAATGGTGTCGGGATAGGAAATCAAGTGGTTAGAACTTCCACTAATTGGGGC